GTTTTTCATACAGTTCAGCTTGTTTGAAATTGGGAGTTGTGGTCGATTGACCAGCAGCAACCATAAATTCTTCAACATCTTTAAACACACTCATTTTCAAGTTCTTTTCAGTAGTTCAGATTGATAGGTTCTTTGTCTTAGTTCAGAAGAACTAAAACGATGCTTGCGGGAGTTGTACCAAATTTTGATACCACGGTCCTCACAAATCTCTTTGCCTGTAAAGTCTTTGCCTTCATATTCTTCACCAATAATTCTCATTGTGATTGGCATAAACATCAACAAATCTTCAAGGTCTTTTTCGGTATCATAAACAACAATTTCATCCACAAATTTCACAGCAGAAAGTTGTACATACCTTTCTACGATGGATTGTACTGGTTTGTTTTTGGTACCAGGTCTATCAATTGTTGGATCACTTTGCAAACCAACAATCAAATAGTCACATATTGTTTTTGCTTCAGCCAGCATAAGAATATGTCCGGCATGAAGCAAATCAAATGTTGAACAGGTGAAACCAATAGGTTTACCAATCATATCATCAGGCAAAATTAACATAACAACTCCAAATTATTTAATAATTGTTGGGAGCAATCGGAAATTTTCGTATGATAATCGCATTAGTATCACTTTCTAAGTAACAATCCAATATATCACCTTCTTTCCATCCCATTTGTTCCATTAGTTCTGGCGGTATTTCTACAAGTGCATCACCATTCTCTAAAATTTCAAGCACTTGACTTGTGTATACTTTATTAGACATTGTTCACATCCAATTTACATTTCTTTAAAAATTCTATGCCATCATCAGTGCGATAGGCATTGCGATAGTAAACAGAATTGATGCCACTCTGATAGATAAGTTTCGCACAATCAAGGCAAGGTGCATGTGTGATAAACATTGTTGCACCATCACCAGATTCGGTTGATTTGGCTAACTTAGCAATTGCATTTGTTTCAGCGTGCAAAACTTCTGGCTTTGTTTTGAGAACATAGTTTCCTAAATGATCAGCATCTGCATGTTCACAATCATTGTCCCAACCAGAAGGCATACCATTGTAACCAATAGAAATAATTCTATCATCTTTGACAACAATAGCACCGACATGCAATCTACGAGCTGAAGAAAGTTCTGCGAACACTTCAGCCGTTTTCATATACGCATCAATAAACTTTTGTTTCATCAGCTACATTATAAAGAAAATCAAGGGAGAGTCAAGCTCTCCCTTTCATTTATGCCACCTTTTCTTCTTGTAGAAGTTGTGGCTTAAATGATTCTAGGTTACCACCAATTTCAATCTTGCGTGGCTTCTTATGGTCAGGAATAACATTCTCTAGACCAATTCGAAGGATGCCGTCTTTGAACTCGGCACCACGAACTTCGATTGTATCAGCGACCGTAAAAGACTTAGTGAAAGAACGAGTACCGATTCCACGATGAATGTAATTCAAAGTAGTTTCCTTCTCCTTCTTTTCGCCTTTGACCACCAAATTTCCGTCCTCAATCGAAACATCAATTTCATCTTTTGCAAAACCAGCAACTGCCAGTTCTACAACATAACGATTGTCATCTAGTTTAATGATATTGTGTGGAGGAAAATTACCAGCCTTGGATTGATCATCTTTTAGAAGACGTTCAACATCATTAAAAAATCTTTCAAAACCAAGTGTGGTATGGTGAAGTGGACGAAAGTTACCAAGAGGTACATAAGTCATAGTTTTCTCCTTATTAAGCAAGTTAATGAAAAAAGCCAACCCATTAGGCGTTGGCACCGGTGGTTATTTTACTAGCCTTCGCCGGCATGCTAGTCCCATCCCGAGGGATAATTCTATTTATTCAAAACTTCGAATGCTTTTCGGTTAACAAGGTATTTTCTGTTTGGGTTTTCTTCTTTGTAGACATAGATGAACTCAATTCCATCCTTGTCTACCACCTCATTATAATTATCGGTGAAAACAATCTCTCCCGTATAGAGATTTTTCAACCTCACAATTTTGGTTTTCATGGTAATCACTCAACTCTCTTTTTTCCTATCGTATACTTACTTACAAGTTCCCAATCGTCTTTTTCTTTGTAAGCTATAATCTTAATTTGATGTAAAGGTGCTAAATTGTTTTGAATCTTTTCTTTTTCGTCTTTAAGAATCTTTAACAAACCCCATTCTTCTAAAAGATTTGCGATGGCATTTCTTCGTTGTATATCATTTTCTGTGATAGTAGAAGGTTTTCCATCTAATGCAAATAACTCTTTGAAGTGTAGAATTACATAGCGTCCCTGTTTGTGTAAAATGTGACAGGATTGATACAACACTTTTTCTTTCCTGGATGAAACTCCTATTCTAGTTAGTGTTTCTCTAACTTTTAGGAACGCATCTTCGTCCTCGAGTGTTATTTCAACTCCAACTCCTTTGAAAATATCAGACATATCATTTCCTCAATCCACCGCTTTCGGTTTTTTCTTTTAGTTCTTGGATTTGATTTTCACTAAGAAGGGGCAGAACTTCAAGAGCCCTCATGTCCGAATAGTTGAAGTATTTCTTTATACATTGCAAATCTTCACTTTTTTCAGACTTTACCCACTTAGCGAAAGGCCTTTTTCGAGACCTTACGGTATTTATAAGAAACGAGTTTTGTAGTTTCTTATCAAGGAAATGCCGTCTGTTCATTTCATTGGCATATAGAACACAATCATAATGATACGAAAGTGAACGATTTACAATGAAAGGATTATAGTTTTTTTCAGTTTGTTCATCAACAATCAGATTCTTTTTACCATAGAGAATCTGATTCACATAATCAAAGGGATTACTCATACAAAACCCATTTTTCTGGTTACATTAGGCTTGGTGTTATTTTGTGTGTGAAAGATTTCAGCCAAAGAGTATGTATCTGAGTTATTGTCTTTTTCAGTAAGTTTCAGGTCAAACTTCTTAGCAATCTTTTGTGCTTCTTCTTTCGTGTATTGTTGGAAAGAAATGATATCAAAACAACGACCAGGTCGAATCAGAGCACTATCAATATCATTGATAGATGGCAGGTTAGTAGAGAAGATAAGCTTCTTGCCCTTCATAGAGATAAGGCCATCACCAACATTCAGAAAGCGATGCATCATTGTATTACCATCTGCTCTTGGCTTGAGGAAGTTATCAGCATCTTCAATAACCATAACACCAGTTTCATCTTCAATGAAGTGAGCGAAGATATAATCACGTTCAAGAATCTTATCATCATAAGTGACAATAGCATTACGAGAAGCGTGGTGAAGGAGACCACGAATGAATGTGGTCTTGCCAGTGCCTGGCGGTCCAATCAGGAGGAGAATTGATGCTGAAGAATTCAGAAAACGATCATAGTATTCTTCAACAGTTTCATCACCAAGAAATGGATACATTTCAGAAACAGGGAGTTTTTCTGGAAGAAGAGGAATGTTTACTGAGTCGCCATTTCCACCATAAACCCATTCGATATAACAAGATGCAACCGAAAAAGTTTTCACCAGTTTCTGGTGCATACTGTCAACATACTCCTGAGAGCCAAATAACTTCACTTCGATAAGATTTGAACTGACGCTATAGTCCAAAAAGTCCATAGTCAGATGATCAACAATCATACCCATCTTATCGGTGAATTCGATAACTTGAACATTTTCCTCAGTTGCAGTTGAGCGAACAAAATCGACCCACTTGTCCACATCACAAATGAGATTTTCTTTATGGGTTACAGTATTCAATCCAAAATCAATGCGCTTCGACATGAGCTTTGAAATGTAATGATCATTCAAAGATGAAGCACTAAGAAAATATTCGGTCTGTGTTTGTGTTACTTCTTCCAACATGGTAGAAGGATCCTCTTTTCTATCAAAATCAGTTTTAAAAGAATTATACTTTCTATCGAAATCTCTTTTTCTTGTTCGGCGGGTAGTTCTTGTAGCAGATGCACGAACTCTACGCATCAAATTATCTATTTCTTCGCTCATACAAACTCACAATTCACCATCAATTCAACAAGACAAGCAACAAGATTGATTTCACCATCAGCAACAAACGCTTGCTTATATTGATAGTCAGCAAGAATCAAAACTGCCTGTGGAATAGACTGAGGCTTTAGAATGTCATAAAGTGCATCATAGACTTGGCGAAACACGGTGTTTGCATCATATTCGCCAGAGGCAACCCATTTGCGAATCGAACCAAAGTCCTTCTCTTTCATGTGTTTCACAATTTCAGAAATTGAAACATTAGCAATCTGTGCGAGAATGCCAGAATCAATTTTTCCAAATTGCGAATAGCGTTGCAGTTCATTAATGACACGCCGAAAATCCGGAAAGTGTTTCTTAACTAGTTCTGCAACAACCTTGTCATCATAGTCAACCGATTCACTTTGCAAAATAGACTTGATACGACCAAAGAAGTCTTTGGCCATCTGAGCCTTTTCATTGTTCTTCAGTCCGAAATCAATAACTGCACAACGAGAATGAAGAGGCTCAATAATGCGATTCTTATAATTGCATGTAAAAATGAACGAGCAATTAGATGCGAATTCTTCGATTGCATTTCGTAGAGCAGGTTGTGTGGAATTAGGATTTAGATAATCAGCTTCATCAATGATGATGACCTTACGGCCACCACTCAGCGAAACAGATGAAGCATAGTTTTTGATTTTGACACGAAATGTGTCGATACCAGATTCATCAGAGCCATTGATTACGAGATAGTCGCAACCGATTTCGTTGCACATGGCTTTCGCCACTGTGGTCTTGCCCACGCCGGGGCCACCAGCTAGAAGCAGATTCGGAATATTTTTTTGGTTGACATACTCCTGAAACGGCTTCTTTAGACGATCTGGCAGAATACAGTCCTGAATTGTTTTCGGCCTGTGTGACTCCACCCAAAGAAGATGATCCATAATAAAAATTCCTCACTTTAAACATAATATTACTTGGCAGTTTTTTTAGTCAACTTACCAACACAAGTCTTCAAATCATCAACAACAATTACATATGTATCATCAACAAACTGGACTCTAGTACCAAGTCTGCTTTCTCTTACACATTTGACAGCATCAGGATTTACATAGACTTCAGTTTTTGTTTCTGCATCAACAAAAGAAATCATAGTTACGCCTTCTGGAATGTGGAACCAACTTCGTTAGTAATCCAATATTCAACAACACCCTTCTTGTTCTTAAAGTGTGAAATACCCTTTGAAGAGAT